ATTGATTTTAAAATAAATAAAACGTTATATTTTTTTTGTTTTCATTTTATCAGCTAAAAAATTTGGCGGGAAAGAAAAAAAGAACTCTTGGGGCGCATAGTGTAGTAAGTAAAAAACAAAAAAAAAGACTAAGACCATAAGGACTAAAGGAAACGCTAAAAAAAAGGGAAAAGGAAAAAAGGAAAAAAGCAAAAAAAAGGGGAAAAGGGAAAAGCAAAAAAAAGAAAAGCAAAAAAAAGGCCTTCTTCCCACTCCTACACTCCCACACTAAAAGTAATAAATAATATCTGGCAGGCCTAAGTATTTGGAATTAAATATGATTAAACCTATGGGCGACAAGCTAAAGCTAGCGGTTTCAACCTAAGGCTTTTGTATAAGTACATGTAATTGTTGAGGATGTTAGGCTTGGGTGCGTTGTGATAGCGGGTTACGCTTAGATATAATATAAAGATATATATACTTATGATTTTTATTTTATTGTGTGTGTGTGTGTAATATTGTAGTGTAGTGTATGGTATAGCTTACGGCTGGCGGCAGGGGGTATACGGCAGGGGTGGGTGTGGACGGCTGAGTGATTAGGGTGATGAGGCCTATCCCCGCGAATTTCCCAATTATTTTGTAATACGGAGTAGATATGAGCAAGGGGTTTGATGGAATAAGGCGTCGGCTTGAGAAGGGAGTGGAGATTTTGGGGGGTGGAGGAGTTGAGGCACATGATTTGGTAGGGGATGGAGTTAGTTTAGCGGAGAAGTTTAGGGCGGCGCAGGACATAGGGGAGACTGTAATAAGGGTATTGGGGAAGTTTGATCGGTGTAGTGTAGCTGGGGATGTATTTTCTGAATTTGCGTTAGATGCGGCGAAGGGTTTGGTATTGGAGATGTACACAGCGGGGAGTTCATCGGATAGGCAGAAGGCGCAGAATGCGGTATTGGATAGGGCGTTAGGGAAGCCTGTTGATCGTTCGATAAATTTAACGATGGACGTTAATCAGGCATCGGATGAGGAGTTGAATCATGTCATTGGGGAGCTCTTGGTTGAGCTCGGCTTCAAAGGAGGAGCGTCAGAGGTTAGCACGTTACTTATTGAGGCTGAAGGGGCAGAGGGATCAGGAGAGGTTGAAGCATTTTCGTCCGAATCCGGGGTTTCAGGAGGCGTTCATACGGAGTCGTGCGAAGATAAGGTTAATAACGGCGGGGAATCAGGGGGGGAAGACGCACGTAGGGAGTTGGGAGCATGCGTGTTACGCGATGGGGGTACATCCGTACAAGAAGGTTAGGGTACCGAATGTTGGGTTTATAGTTACGGCGAAGCCTCATGCGGAGGGGATAGAGAAGGACATATTACCGAAGTTGTTACAGGTAGTTGGGTCGAGGGACATAGTAACGATCAAGAATAATTCTAGGGGGGTGCCGCACAAGATAGTTTGGAGGAGTGGGAGTGTTAGTTTTTTGATGAGTGCGGAGCAGGATGATATAGTTTTTGAGGGGACGACATTACATCATGCTTGGTTGGATGAGCCGAGCAGGAGGGAGATTTTCATAGGTTTGAAGCGTGGGATGTTAACTACTGGGGGGCATCTTTGGTATACCTGTACTCCTTTGGAACAGCCTTGGTTATATGATGAGTTATACTTACCTGGGATAAGTGGTAAGGACAAGGACATAGCGGTATTTGAGGGGTCATCGGATGAGAATCCGAAGATTACGCAGGGGGAGAAGGAGGAGTTTAGGAGTCGGTTGAGTGAGGATGAGATTGAGACGCGTGTACACGGAAGGTTTCGGCATTTGAGTGGGCGTGTTTTTAAGGAGTATCAGCCGGAGGTGCATCGAGTACCGTCATTTGACATTCCTTCGCATTGGCCGGTTTGGTGTTCGATAGATCCTCATCGGAACAAGCCGCATGCGGTGTTATTTTTGGCGATAAGTCCTCAGGGGATTAAGTATGTATGTAATGAGATATTTGTGAAGTGTACGATAAAGGAGTTGGGTGGGTATATTTTGGATATAGGGAGTCAGTATAATTTAGTTGAGAGGTTAATAGACACATCGGCGCAGGATGATGGGTGGGAGAGGGTGAGTGCGAGGCAGATGTTGCAGGATGTAGGTGTGAGGACGAAGTTGGCGCAGAAGAAGAATTTAAAGGCATCAGGGATTCAGTTAATAAATCAATCATTTCATGATCATAATTTATTTGTGATGGAGCATTGTATAAGGACGCATCGGGAGTTGACTTTGCAGATTTACAAGAAGAACAAGCGGGATGGGCAGGTTATGTTAGAGGAGCCTGAGAAGAAGTGGGATGATATGACGGATAACATTCGTTATATTTTGGTAGAGTCGCCTGATTATGGTGGGATAGCACAGGTAAAGGAGTATGGTCCAATATACCAAAGGGGGTATTCGTGAAGAATGAATATAAAGAGGTTCCGATTATTGAGAGGTTGGAGATTAAGTTAAGTGGGAGGGAGGAGGAGGAGTTAAATTCGTGGATTGATCACAAGAAGGAGTTGATTATTAACGATCGGACGAATTTTGTTTCTCGTCATCAGAAGTATTTGGAGAATTGGGATGATTTTGTGACTTATGTAAGAAAGGGTCCGTGGGAGGGGTCTAGTAATTTGCACATGCCTTTAACCCACATCATGGTAAAGAGTTACCAGTCGAGGTTTTACAATATTTTTTCTCAGGAGAATGCAGTTCAATTGGTTGCGAGGGAGGACAGTGATTCGGACAAGACGGACATGTTGAAGTTTTTAAGAGATTGGTATGTTTGGGATTACATTAATGAGTATCGTGGAATTCGAGGGTTTATTAGGGAGATATTCTACGATGTAGTGACGGTTGGGTATGGGATAGGGATGAAGACTTGGCAGACCAAACAGAGGAAGGTTTTGGATATAGATTTTAATGAATTAAACAAAGAAATGGCGGACCTTGGTCCGCAGGTAGGAGAGGTTAGGGAAGAGGTTTTAAAAAATGGTGGGATGGAGACGGATGAGGAGTATGAGAAGAATAAGGTCTCAATAGCTCCTTATAAGGAGGTTGAGAAAATAATCACAGTTTTTGACGGGTCAAGAGTGATGTCGGTTCCATTTGAGAATGCTTATTTCCCTAATCATATCCCTGAGTCTAATAACATGGAATATCCTGCGATGATTGGTGTGACGACAGAGATGTCTTTGTCGGACATTTACTTGAAAGTGAAGCAGAAAGAGTGGAAGAAGGACAGGGCTGATCGGATTAGGGATGAGGGGACTTCTTCTAACACGAGAGAAAGCGAAGTAAGACAGAAGAGGAACCAGTTAACTGGGTATGATGATACGAATGATAACGATAAGTCCATGAGGAATATGGAATATCTTTTTTGTACTTATGATATTGATGGGGATGGGATTGATGAAGAGATTATTGTAACTCGATCAGTGAAGGGAGTGATAACGAAGGTAAATTATTTAGATCGGGTCTCTCCTTCTGGATATCGTCCTGTTTTTAAGTTTGATTGTTTTACGAAGCCACGTCAGGCGTATTCTCGTGGGGTTCCTGAGTTTATGTACCCATTAAACGAAGAGATGGACATGCTTCATAATATGCAGATGGACGCTTTGGCACTACAAACCTGTCCTTTTGGGGTTTATCGATCTACATCTTCATTAAAAAATGAGCCTATACGGATTGCACCTGGGAAATTCATCCCTGTTGATTCTACGGATGATATGAGGGTTATGAATTTTCAAACTACGGCAACGGTTTTATCCTCAGTGGAGGATCGGTTATGGCATTATGCTGGAAGGCAGGCTTCTGTTTCCGAGCTTAATCAGGGGCAAGTCCCGTCTATGGTAGGAGCTACCAGAAGCACTTCTGGGGTAGTCACGTTACTCCAACAGATGGATAAAGAGTTCAAGATGAGTGTGGATCAGAACGCAGATACTCTTAGGAAGCTTGAGAAGATGTTAATGGATGATTTGGATTACCGGATTGACCCAGCTTTGAAGATGAGGGTTTTGGGTGCGAGGATTGAAGATTACGTGAAAGAAGGAGATAAGGATGATTTTGATATCGTTACAAACGCTCTTAGGTCAAATGGGGCTTTTGATCACAAAATCTCTGTAGCGGACATTATTCATTCGGATGAAGTGAGGCGTTCTGAGGCTCAAATTCTTCTGCAGATGCTTACCGCTCCATCTCTAGCTCAGCAAATGGGAATCATAGGGCCAAAAGCTCTTTATAAAGTCTATGAAGACTTCCTAAAAGCTTATGGCAAAGAATGTAGTCAATATATTGACAAGCCTGATTTCACAACGAAGCCTTTGACGTTATTTCAAGAGATCCAAATTTGTGCTCAAGGAGGGATGCCTCCGATGTCGATGCAGGACGATCATTTGGTTAAGGCTCAGCAATTGCCGATGTTTGTGCAGAGTGCTGAGTTTCAGGAAGGGATGAGGATTGGAATTTATACTTCAGATACGATTGAGGCGATTTTAAGCGCGGCAAAGAAGCACGCAATTTTGGCTGAGCAACTTCAGCCGAAGGGTCTCCCTAATCCATCTGGGGAGAATGGACAGAATTTTAATGATTTAATGTCAAATAATGCACCACAACAAGGAGGGAATAATGTCAGAGGAGCTTCGCAAAGAAGTGAGACAAGCACTGCATCTAAGGAAACTCAGGGATCAGGAGGAAATGATCAGTCTGGTGGAGAGAGAGCACCAGTTGAGGGATAAGTGGGGGTTACAGTTAATGGCTTTTAATCCAGAGACAATCGAACCTCATACATTTATCGCTAAGCAAGCGTATTTAAAAGGCTTGATGGATGCAGTCTTGTTTATAGAGAGAGACCGAGTAGATTGTCTTGAGGCTTTAAAAGAGGACCAAGACTTTAACGAATAACCAATAAGGAGACCACTATGGAAGAAACAAATGACCCAATAAAAACCGCATTAGAAAATATTGATAAAAAATTAGACGATAAATTAAATGAAAACTTTAAAAATTTAGAGGCAAAATTAGACTCAACAAACTTTAAAAAACATGAAGAAGAAGTCCCTTCTATCTTTGAAGAAGGAGATGACGACATCCCTTTAACAAAAAAAGATTTAATTTCCTTTGGGGAAAAAATTCTTTCAGCCGCTGAAAAACGTTCTCAAAAAGTTGTAAATACAACATTTGAAAACCAACAGAGTAGAGCGTTCCATGATCAGAATGCCTTAATGGAATTCCCAGAATTAGATCAACGGTCAAAAGATTTTAACAAGGGATTTTTTGATGAAGTTGTATCGGAGATGGAGGCCAGAAAAAATCGTGGTCGTGGGGATGATCCTGAGCTTTTGTATGATAGTGCGGCAAAAATTTCCAATAAATGGATTCAGTCTGGGAAAAAAATACCTCGTCATATTGTTGAAAGAGAACGTCAAGCAAAAAACAATCAAGATGATAACTTTAATGTAAACGGACGACAAAAAAATGATCCATTCAAGCCAAATGAAAACCAATTGAGGCTTGCGTCGAGGATGGGATTGAGTAAGGAAAGATTGACGCAAATCTTTGAAAAGAGAAGGAATTTTTGATTTTTTTAATTTGACTTTTAACTAAAAACAATAAAAAATTGGAGGAAATAATGATCAGAGGAAGAACACAACAAATTGGGGCGAGGACCAGATCCGCAGGTGGATCGAGACATTCATCTGTTTCTGTTTCTAATAAAGACCCTAATTTTGATTATTCATTTAGACGTGTAATTGAGATTGAGCAGGGTGGCGGGGTTGATATGCAGGGTTATTCGATTGTTGATGCGGCTACAAACACCGGAGAAACGATTAGTGGCCCTAAGACCTTGGCGAGTAGAGGGAGAGGTAAAAAGCAGTTAGGTTTTATGGATGTTGTTTTAGCTAAGCGTCCGAAGGCAGATTCTGGTTATTACCAATCTTACGAAAACGAGAGATATAACGCTCAACAGCAATTAGTTTTACATGCGGCTAAGAGAGCGAAGGTAGCTTTAAGGAATTTAGATAGTGGATCGATTGTTGAAAATCAGTCAACCGGATTAGAAAAGGCTTTTAAACAGCGTCCTGGTCCGACAATGGAGGAATAGAGTATGGCTAATACGAATAACGCTAATGGATTTTTGCCTGCCATGAACCCAAATAACGGTAGTGGTCAGCCAATCAAGACATATTTTGATTTATCTAGTACCAATACGGAAATAGGGATTGGTACTCCGGTAACATCATCTTCTGGAGTGATTGATATCGCCACAGCAGGAACTGGGAATCCTTTAATTGGAATTGCGGCAGAATACAAAGCCGCTAATTCTGGTGGGAAGATTGCAGTTTGGGCTGACCCAAATCAATATTTTGTTGCTCAAACAGATGACGGAACTGGGACTGCAACATCCGTAGCGGCGGCACAAGCGAATTGTAATTTTATTGGAACTGGAGTGTCTAATGGTCGTTCAACTTCTGAGTTGGATGAGAGTTCGGCGACTACAGGTGCCACATTACAATTTAAGCTTTTATTTTTGGAAAAATCTTCAAGTAATGCATATGGAGAATTTAACCGTTGGGTTGTAAAAATTAATAACCATCAGTTAGGTAGTCATACTGGAACTGCTGGTACCTGATTCAATTAACGATAGGAGTCTTATATGGCAACACGAAGCAATTATTCAGATCAATTTTTGGGAGATGCATTACCTGTATTGGATGCTCTTATTTATGAAGAGTACGATTCAGTTAAAAACAATATCCCTGATATTTTCAGAATTTATAATACATCAAAATGGGGTGAACAAACCACCACAATGGCTGGCATTCGTCCTGCGGTAACAAAGGATGAAGGTGAGTCGGTTACATTTGATGATGCAATTCAAGGATATGACAAAACATATATCCCAATTACATACGCAATTGCGACTTCCTTTTCTGAAGAGCTCCGTGAAGATGACTCTTTATCAATGGTTGAAGACACTTATCGTTCATTGGGTGCGGCAATGGCTCAAACCGAGCAAGTGGTTTCGATGAATATTTTTAATGATGGGTTTAGTGATACTGGTCCGGATGGACAAAATTTATTTGACACAGCACATCCTATGATTGGTGGTCATTCTTATGGAAACCGACCTGCTACCGACATTGCTTTATCGATGGCTGGGTTAAGAGAGATGCAAGTAGATTTAATGAGACAGGTAAATCATCGTAACATTAATATCTCTATTATGCCTGAAACTCTTTTGGTCCCGCCCGAATTGGACGAAGTAGCGTTTGAATTAAATGGCTCTCAAAGCCGTCCAGACAATGCAAATAATGCGGCTAACCGTTATTATGGGAAATACAAAGTGATTGTTTCTCCATTTTTAACATCTACTACGGCATGGTTTGCTCTTGCTGGCAAAAATCAGCATCAATTACGATTTTATGACCGCGTTGCGGCATCTACCAAGTCTTGGGAAGATGAAAAGACTGGAGATATTAATACCCGTATTCGCAGACGTTTTGCGGTTGGGTATTCCGACTTTATTGGAACATGGGGAACAACCGGATAATAAAAGGAGATTATTATGTCTTTGACTCACTTCCCTGAAGGGATAACTAGTTTTGGAGCTCCTGTATTTGCTGGAGAGATTACTTCTGGCAATGTTTATTGGGTGGATTCTAATGCCACCTCTGGAGGCACTGGAGAATTTGCTAATCCGTATCTTTCAATTGAAACCGCATTTAATCGAAGTGGTTTGAAGAAGGGTGATCGGATTATTTGCAAGGAAGGACATGCTGAATCTGTTACTGCTTCTGCTGGTATTGACATGGATGTTGCTGGTGTAATGGTCATTGGACTTGGAAGTGGGACTCACCGACCTACAATTACTTTTACCACTGCGACCACTGCTGATATTGATATTGATGCCGCGAATATAACATTGGTTAATGTTTTGTTTTTAGGTGGGGTTGATGCTTTAGTAGGCCCATTGGATGTCAACTCATCGGATTTTAAATTACTTAACTGTGAATACCGAGATTCTACAGGTCAATGCGTCGACTTTTTATTGGCGGATGCTAACGCTGACAGAATGTTGATTGATGGATTTGTTTATAGAGGGGATTCTGCGGCTGGGACAAATTCAGCGATCGCTCTAACTGGGTGCGATGATGTTGAAATTAAAAATTTCTATTTTGATGGCAATTTTGCTGTTGGTGTTATTGATTGTCGCACAACTGCTGTTACAAATTTACGAGTTAGAGAAGGCTTCGCCCGTACTAGAAATGCCGCTGATATATTTATAGTTGATACGGTAACAGGCTCTACTGGAATGATTGGGCCTAATATTAATCTTAGATTACAAGACAATGCGGCCAACATTACAGAGGCATGTACTGGGGCTACATTTGTATACTTTCAACCGATTAATATTGTCAACTTGGCTGGCGAGTCTTCTATGCAGACCAACATCACTGCATCTACAGATGCATAAGGAGTGAGTAATGGCTAACAAAAATCGAGATTTTGATGGAGTATCTCAACGGATTAAGGAAGTTGAAGCTCCTGGTATGTGGCAAGATTTTTATGGAGAGATTGTCCCTTTTTCCAGAGTATCTGGATATAAGAATGATTTTCATTCATGGATAGCTGATGAGTGGACAATTACAGAAGTTGGCACATCATTACAGGTTTTAGTCGATGCTCGTAATGGGATTTTGCGGTTAACTTCTGGTGGGACTGAGAATGATGGGTCTAACCTTCAGTTAGGTGGCTCTGGAGATTCTGAAACTGTAGGAGAGAGTTTTATTCCTGCGGCTGGTAAGAATCTTTGGTTTGAAGCCTATATTCGTTCTGATGATGTGACTCAACATGATTTTTTTGTTGGTTTATCTATTCAAGACACTGCTATTTGCGCATCTTATGGAGCAGATCTAATTGGATTCCGAACGGATGATGGTGACGCTCTTTTAGATTTCACAAGTTCTTCAACGGCTTCTGGAGCTACAAGCGATACAGGATTAACGACTCTTGTGGATAATACTTGGTATAAGGTTGGCTTTAAAGTATGGGGCACTAGCAAGATTGATTATTACGTGAATGATGTCTTGAAGGGCTCGACAACAAACGTCCCTTCTACTGAAATGAAGTTGTCTATTGCTCATTTAACTGGTGAAGGGAATGCGGCATCGTTGGATGTAGATTTCATTCAATGTTGGCAAGACAGATGATTCGATCAGGGATTAATAAATTAATTGGGGTGAATGCTTTGCCAGCTTTGGGTTCTGGGAAAAAGTCTTTATCTGGGAAAAAGAAAGTTAAGAAGAAAGTCCAGAAAAAGAAAAAATAGTATTTGATATTATTGGGGCTTTAAAATGGTGGGATTAGGGTTATAACCCACCCACCATTTTAATTTTAAAGGAGTTTTTATGGCAAGATTTATTGGGTTTGGTGCGTTGCCTTTAATAACTGTAGCGGCTACAAATACTGCTTTTAGGCTTTCTGATGTTTCAATCAGAACAACAGAATTTGAAGTATATCCTGCAACGAATGCGGCCTATATAGGTGGACCGGATGTAAAGTCTACTCATGCGGCTGGGGTTCCTGCGTATGTTCCTAGAGCGGCTGGAGCGGCAGTTACTTTTGTTTGTCTTGATGCGAAGGGTGAGCCTGTAGAATTTGATTTAAAAGATGTTTGGTATGCTGGGACAGCTGGAGGAACCATAGCGGTTCAATATAGAAAGAAAATTGAATAATGGGGACAAAAACTCATTACGTAAATCAAGAGGTTGTTTTGCAAGAGCCTATTGATGTTAATAAAATTGAGCAGGAAGCCTTATCGAAGGCCAATGCGGGATTGCGTCGGCAGACTAATGCTATAGATCGGTTAAAACAAAAGATCGCTGATGAGTTATTAATAAGAGAGCGTAAAATATCAAATTTGTTGGATAAGATTTCTTC